CCCTCCCTACACTCTAAGTACTTTAGAATCTTCACGGAAGAACGTTTGCGTCTCCGTAAGTATGAGCTGGATCTGAAGAAGCTCAGGCTCGAGAAGTATGAATTCTATACACAAGGACCGACAGAAGAAACACATGCCAAGGGATGGCATCTTCCTCCTATTGGTAAGGTAATCAAGTCGGAAGTCAACAACTATGTGGATGCTGACGATGATATCATTCAGCTCACACTAAAGGTTGGTATTCAACAAGAGAAGATTGAGATGCTAGAATCTATCATTAAGTCTCTAACCAATAGAGGCTTCTTGATCAAGTCTGCAATCGATTTCGAGCGCTTCCGGACAGGCGCTTTTTGAGTAATTGATAATGGAACACGTACACCTCCAACACGTTAATTCTGTACACTGCAAGATTGTAACCGATCCAGGCACGCTAATGGAGCTCGCCGATCACTTCACATTCTTTGCAGAGAACTACCGGTTCTCTCCTAAGTACAAAGCTAGAGTGTGGGATGGTAAGATCCGTCTAGTGAATAGACTGACCGCACTGGTGTATGCAGGCCTCGCAAGACATATCAAGAAGTTCTGCGATGAGCGTGGGTATGGATTCTCTTACGATCCTCAGATGCAGTATGACAACGTCTCCGTTAATGAAGTTCTTGAGTTTATCAAAACGTTAGACATTCCTGAGCGCTTCACGCCCAGAGACTATCAGATCAAGAGTGTTGTTAAGTGCCTACGGTCTAAGCGCAGGACACTTCTGTCACCTACATCATCGGGTAAGTCGCTGATGATCTATATCATCATGATGTGGTATAAGCAGTATGGTCACAAGGGGCTGATCATTGTCCCTACGATTGGTCTTGTGAGACAGATGGAGAATGACTTTAGAGACTATGGCTTTAAGGGTTCTATTCACGTTTCAACAGATAAGTTGAACAAGTCGAATGACATCCCCGAGGATCTAGTTATCACCACCTGGCAGTCTATGGACAACGGTAAGACGAAGATGCCTAAGCAATGGTATCAGCAGTTTGAGGTTGTTGTAGGAGATGAAGCTCATACATGTAAGGCAGCTACTCTTACTAAGATTCTTTCCAATCTGGACAACTGCGCATATCGTTTTGGCACCACAGGCACACTTGATGACACACCACTAAACAGAGTGACGATTGAAGGCCTATTCGGTCCTCAGTATCAGGTTGTCACTACCAAGGATCTTATGGAGAGCGGTCACGTATCAAATCTTAAGATCAAGTGCATTGTGCTCAAGTATCCAGAAGATATCTGCAAGGATATGAAGGGCAAGACATACCAGGAAGAGATTGACTTCATTATCAACAACGAAGAGCGTACGAAGTTTATCAAGAACCTGGCTCTATCACTGAAAGGAAACAAACTTGTATTCTTTAGGGTTATTTCTCACGGTCAGGCCATATCTGATTCCATACGTGATGGTGGCATTACTAACGTTTTCTATATCGATGGTAGTGTGTCCGGACAAGATCGAGAAGCTATTCGAGTTGCCGTCGAAGATGAAGAGAATGCTATCATCGTGGCTTCGCTCGGCACGACATCCACGGGTGTGAGTATCAACAAGCTCCACCATATGATTGCTGCATCACCTTCGAAGTCAAAGATCAAGGTGCTGCAGTCAATCGGTCGTATGCTCCGTAAGCATAACACAAAGCAAGAAGCCATCCTTTATGATATCGTCGATGATCTTACCTACAAGAGTTTGGCTAACTTTACATACAAACACTTTATTGATAGAACGAAGATCTATGAGAAAGAGAGCTTCGACTACAAGGTCTACACAGTAGGATTGAAATGATGACAGTTAGAGTTTACAAACTACTCGACGGCGAAGAGTTGATCGCCGAAGAGATGTTGCGCACACCAGATGGATATATCCTACAAAAGCCCCTTCGTCTTGATTATATCGACGTTGGCAAAAGCTCGGCACTGAGGCTAACAAGATACCTAACGCTTGATAGTGGTCTGAATTGTGAACTCCTCAAGAACCACGTCATAGCGATCAGCTCCTGCAGTTCAAGAGCTGTTGACTATTACAGTAAAATGGTAGATAAGTGTTATACAGAGATATTTCCTGACCCCGATCATACAAGGGGAGAACCTATGTCAGGAATTACACCCGAAGAGATACTATCTCTTATTACCGGCAAAACGAGCATACAATAATGAAACGACCAAGAGCAAACTACGTAGACAACAAGCGCCTATATGGAGAGATGATTCACTTCATCAATGAGTGTAGGGCGTGTGAGAAACAAGGTGAGCGCCGCCCTAAGATTCCTGAGTATATCGGTGAGTGTATCTTCAAGATTGCTACTGGGCTTGCTGTCAAGCCCAACTTCTCTTCGTATACATACAAGGACGAAATGATCTCGGATGGAATCGAGGTATGTATTAGATACATACATAACTTCGATCCCGATAAGTCAACCAATCCCTTTGCCTACTTTACTCAGATCATCTACTACGCCTTCCTGCAGCGCATCCAGAAGGAAAAGAAGCAGGCTTACATCAAGGCTAAGTCGTTTGAGAACTCTGCTATCATGAACGAGCTGGTAGATGATCCTACCGGACAGTATTTCGGCTCACATCATGCTATTGATACAGAGCGAACGGCAGATCTAGAAAGTAAGATCAAACCAAAGAAGAAGGCAAAGGTTAAGTTGGTAGGCATCGAAGCTCTATTAGGAGATAAAGATGAGTAGACAAAATATCCCACCTCTGCTAGAACAATATAGAGAGAACATGCTGGACCCTAAAAGTCCTATGTCTGTCCGCCACAACTATATGATGAACCTCAGAAACATTCGTGACTTTTGTGATGCGAGTCTTCGTGAGTATGACAAGAAGGTTAAGAAGATCTAAATGAAAATTGCGATTTTGGGAGACACGCATTTTGGTGTTCGTAATGACCACCAGGCGTTCCATGACTACTTTGAGAAGTTCTACAGAGACGTATTCTTCCCCGAGCTGAAAGCTCGTAACATTATGCGTGTGATCCAGCTAGGTGATCTATTCGATCGCCGTAAGTATGTTAACTTCTATACGTTGAAGAGGTCACGTGAGTACTTCTTCGATAAGCTAGAAGAGAACGATATCATGATGGACGTCTTCGTTGGTAACCACGATACGTACTTCAAGAATACCAACGAGGTTAACTCACCAGAGTTACTTCTGCTTGACTACAGCGACCATGTGAGGGTGTTTTCGAATCCCACAGAGATCGATGTAGATGGAGAGAATCTAGCGCTACTGCCTTGGGTATGCTCTGGCAACTACCAAGAGAGTATCGACTTCATCAATAACACCAGGGCCCAGGTCCTGTTCGGTCACCTCGAGCTGTCTGGCTTCGAGATGTATCGCGGTGCTGTGAACGATCATGGTATGGATCGCAAGATCTTTAACAAGTTCGACACCGTGATCTCTGGTCACTATCACCACAAGTCATCTCAGGGGAACATTCACTACCTGGGTACACCATATGAGATGACGTGGTCAGACTATGATGATCCTCGTGGCTTCCACATCTTTGATACAGAGACGCGTGAGCTCGAATTCATCCAGAACCCATACAAGATGTTCCAGAAGTGGTTCTACAACGATGCAACATGGGAAGATCAGAGCTTCATTGATTCGCTAGACTACACGAAGGCAGAAGGATCGATGATCAAGGTTGTTGTGAAGAACAAGAACAACCCATACTGGTTCGATCTATTCATCAATCGTCTTGAGAAGGCAAATGCTCTAGACATCCAGGTAGTAGATGATCACCTCAACTTGCAGCTTGAGGATGATGAGGATATCGTCGACGAGGCAGAAGACACGTTGACTATTTTGAAGAACTATGCTAATAGTATTACTACGACCGTAGACACTGCGGATCTTAACAAGTTCCTCACCGATCTGTATGCAGAGGCATTGCAAGTAGAATGATTTATTTTAAAAAGCTCCGTTGGATGAACTTCCTCTCAACAGGAAACATCATGACGGAAATCCACCTCGACCGTAACAAGTCGACGTTGATTGTTGGTGAGAATGGTGCTGGTAAGTCGACTATGCTCGATGCCCTGCACTTTGCTCTGTTCGGCACTGCGTTCCGTAACATCAACAAGCCACAGCTCGTGAATGCAATCACGGGCAAGCATGCTCTCGTAGAAGTTGAGTTTGCCATCGGCACTAAGGAATACCTTGTGCGCCGTGGTATCAAGCCGGCTGCTTAACCAAGACTCATCTGCTCGTGAGTATCAAGAAATCCTTGAGAAGACTATTCTGAGAATGAACCCCAAGTCGTTCAGTCAGATTGTCGTGCTCGGATCTGCAAACTTTGTTCCTTTCATGCAGCTCCCAGCAATGCATCGTCGAGAGGTTATCGAGGACCTCCTCGACATCCAGATCTTCTCTGTAATGAATAGCCTTCTCAAGGATAAACAGATTGACAACAAGACGAAGACTACAGATGTAGACTACAAGATCGATCTATGTGAGCAGAAGATCGAGCTTCACAAGAAG